TATCCTTGACACGAAAGTTCGTAACATATTCGATATTCTAGTTAAGTTATATGACCAAGGTGTTAATGTTGCCAACCTAGTTGTTGGCTCTGATCGTGTGCCTGAATTTACTGCTCTTGTTAACAAGTATAACGGTGTCAAAGGTCGTCACGGCTTCTATAACTTCGAGAGCGGAATTAATGTAATCTCTGCAGGTGAGCGTGATCCAGATGCAGATGACGTAAGTGGTATGTCAGCATCTAAGATGCGCGCGGCTGCTGCAGCTAATGATTTTGCTGGCTTCTCGAAGGGGCTTCCAAAAGGTTTTAAAGAAGCCGAAAAGTTATTCAATGATGTTCGTAGAGGCATGGGACTGAAAGAGTCTTATGACTTCCGTGAACATATCCAACTTGAGACGGTATCAGACACTCGTGAAGCATACGTTGCTGGTGAGTTGTTCAATGAAGGTGATGTAGTTGTTATCAAGGAATCAGACGAGGTCGGTCAAGTAATCATGCGTGGTTCAAACTACGTGTTGGTTGAAATGGCTGACGGTAAGAAACTACGTAAGTGGTTAGATGACGTCGAGATTATTCAGGAAGCTTGTTGGGATACACATAAACAAGTCGGAATGAAGATGAAGAATGGTAAGCAGGTACCAAACTGTGTACCAAAGAACGAAGCCGAGGATCCTGATATAGGGGATCGTAAGGGTTCTCAACCAGCTAATTACCATAGGGGCTTAGCAAGGTCAACTAAAGTAAAGCGTGACGCACAATTTAAGAAGCAGGCGAAGATGGATGATGATGATCCAAATGCTTATAAGCCAGCTCCTGGTGATAAGTCAGCTAAGACTAAGCCATCAAAGCATACAAAGAAATTTAAACAAATGTTTGGAGAAGACGTGTTATCATTTAGTTCATTCGCAGATGTGATTACAGAAGATGTTGATGCCGCACTGCAAAAGAAAGCAGATAAGACCGGTATCTCTAAAAGCATCTTAAGACAAGTTTATAATAGAGGTGTTGCTGCATGGAAGACTGGCCATAGACCAGGAACGACTGCATCGCAATGGGGTTATGCGCGTGTTAATTCATTCGCTACTAAATCAAAAGGTACTTGGGGCGGTGCCGATAAGGATCTTGCAGCTAAGGTAAGGGGCAAATAATGTCTAAATCATTTTTTAATTTTAGAGAAGAGAGCGGTGCAGGTGACACTGGCACGGATTCTCTTGTAAACAAATATAAGTCTGAGACTCCTGGCCAGGGTGAATCCGGTGAGAAGAAGCAGAAAGCTCGTAAGGGTGACATGCTTCAAAACAAGGATGAGCCTAAGAAGTCATTAACCTCAGAAGATGTTGTCCCATCTGCAGATCGTAAGCCTGTCAAGTACCGTGACCCCAACACAGGGCGTACTAAAATAAAGATGCAGCCTGCAAAGAAGCATACAGTTGAAGAAACAGAACTCGATGAAAAGTTCTCTGGAAATGATGTTATGAATGAGCAAGTAGAGAATATCATGGAAGGTCTCCCGAAAGAGAAGTTCCAGTCTGCTGAAGCAAAGCTAGTTGCATACGCTAAGAAGAACGGCGGTATTGACAAGCGTGACTTCATGGAGATCGCAAAGATGTGTGGTCAGATTGGTCGACTCAACATCTTACAAGCAGGCCAAGTCCTTGCACGTTTAAATCGTAAGGTTGATGGACTCGACACAGATGTTCGTGATAAGGTCTTTGAGATCATGAAGTCAGTCCAGCTGATGGAAGCAATGAATAAGCCTCCTTTCACACCAGATCCAAAGAAGAAGCCAGTAAAGAACAGTGACGGATCGGTTCAAAGCCCCATGTCACGCGTCAAGGCGCTTGCTAAGTCTGCTGCCAAGAAGTACAGTAAAGAAGACATGGATGCAATGTTAGATCAGCTCATCGAAGAAGAGATTAACTATCTCGAAGAGAACTACGAAGAGTCTAGCATGATGCAGAATCAAGTAGAGGCAATGGAACACTTCTTGGATGGTATCGACGAGTACATCGAAGAGTGTGAAGATTGTCCTGAATGGTTCCAAAACAAGTTGACCATGGCATTCTCCCAGTTGCAATCACTATACGCATACGCGACCGGCGAGATGGGTAAAGATGACGATGACGAAGAAGAGATGGAAGAGTACTACGAAGCAACTGTGAACACAGCTGACATTCAAAAGAATAAAAACATCTCTCAGCCTGATAAAGATAAGCTTTCTAAGTTGCGTCAAATGTTGGACAAAGAAAAGAAAAAATGATTTCTTTTAAGCAATATATAGTTGAGCAGCAAGATATTGATGAGCTAACAACAGGACAGCTCATCAATAAAGTAAAGGCACAGACCACTGCTAAGAAAAAGTACAACTATGCAAAAGATGTTCTTCAACAGATATGGAATCGGAAGAAGAGACACAAGAGGCATGACGTTGCTTACTATGCTCAACAGATTGCGAAGCAGGTACCTGGTGTAGATGCACGTACGCTTACAGATATGATTACTGAGGGATCAGAGTCTTGGGAAGCAGGTTACAAGCGTCGAGTCGTAAAGGCCACGAAACCTGAGCATAAAGAGAAGGGATACAACTGGAGAATCAAAGGTAAGGATCGTCCAGGTATATCCATCAAGTTATACAAGAGTAAGCCAGACTACGCAGAGTTTGTACGTCAGATGAAGCGTGTCGCTGGCCACGAGTTTGGATCACGATAATGACAGATTTTAAAGACTACTTAGCAGAGAGAATTGATCAGGTTTGTGAAGAGTGTGACCTCTACGAGAACCTTGAGATTACAGAATCTGAGTACAAGGGTAAGAAAGTCAAGTTGAATGATCCTGTACGTTCCAGTGATGGAAAGAAAAAGTTTTATGTTTATGTAAAAAACGAAAAAGGCAATGTGATCAAGCTAGGCTTTGGTGATCCTAATATGGAGATCAAGCGAGATGATCCTGCACGTCGTAAATCGTTTAGAGCACGACATAACTGCGACAACCCAGGACCAAAGTGGAAAGCACGGTACTGGTCATGTTATCAGTGGAGATCAGGCTCAAAAGTAGATAACTGATGGGTACAGACATGGAATCAAAAACAGAAGAAGTTTTAGCTGCGCACCTTCAAGTAGACGGTGCAAGACTAGACCGTATCGAAGCTAAGATTGATAAATTGGCTGAGACAGTTATCTCTCTTGCCAGAGCAGAAGAGAAGCTTATTGCCCTTGAAAATGATAAAAAGTTTCTGATGGAACGTATGATCAAGAATGAAGAAAAGATCACACACATCGAGAAAAAAGTCGACGAGACCTCTGTTACTGTCAGAGTTATCAATCGGCTATTCTGGATCACTGTAGCGGTGGTCATTTCCGGAGTGGCCGGAACAACCTTTATAAATTAGGAGACGAACATGTCAGTAGTAGATGCATACCTTCGCATGCTATCAGAAGCGAAGAAAGAAGATAAATTGTTAGATCCAGTCGGCAAAGAAGACGGCGATGTGGATAACGATGGTGATAAGGACAGCACTGATGCTTACTTGATGAAGCGTCGTAAAGCTATCAAGAAGTCTATGAAAGAAGAAAAGATCGAATGCCCTAAGTGCGAAGGCAAGGGCTGTGACCACTGTGATGACAAAGGTTATCACGAAGAAGCTGTTAGCATTGATCCAGATGATGGTAATGTCACCAAGAAGAAAGACGACGATAAGAAGTCTAAGAAGAAGGGTGAAGAGGAAAAGCAAGATATGAGCGAAGCTAAGATCGATCCTAAGCATAGCGAACAAGAGAAGCTTGAGCCACGTGCGAAGGGCGAAAAGGAATTCAAAGACAAGCACAGTGTTGATGTCATTGACCGGCCGGATGCTACAAAGCAAGATGGTGCCGAGAAGGTAAAACAAGCTCCTGCACGTCCAGGTGACAACAAGCAAGGTGATAAGCTTAAGGTCTTTAAGGATATCCGTAAATGATTAAGAAGAGTGGATGGTTGAAAAACGGTACCGCTACTCCACAAGGTATCGTAGATTCTAAGGGTAAGATCCTGAAAAGCCGTCGTATGACGGCTGAAGAGATTGATGCATTTAATGGTGTATCACAGCCTGAGCCAGAAGTCATTACTGTCGAAGAAGTAATGGTTGAGGATCCTGTTGTAGAAGAAGTCATTGAAG